ATTCGTTTGATGAGATAGGTACTATTTCTGATAGTAACAATAGAGATGATCTAGAATACAAAGAAGATTTCGTTAAAACAAAATATGGATTAAACAACGATGGTATAGGAGAAAAGCCTGCGCGAAAGTATGAAGTTGAAGACCTTAAAGTATCAGATGCATTTGTTAATGCTGGGGATATTCCTTTTGAAAATGCAAACAAGTATGGTTTTAACTACACTCCTACTTCTTATAGTAATTCAGCAAAGGGATCTTTTGGTGTACCTAATGTAGGTAGTCATGTTTGGGTCTTTTTTGAGGATGGAGACCCAATGTCACCAGTATACTTTGCAACAAGTTATGGTCAGGAAGACTGGAAGTCAATTTATGATAATTCTAATGACCCTGGATTAGACTATCCCGGGTCGTATGAAAACAAAACAGCAAGTATACAAGATAGTTACGATCATAACACTGTTACATATCGTAATAAGTATGTTATTAATCAAAAAGGTGGCACACTCGAGATTGTTAATACTGATAATAGAGAAATACTTAAATTAACTCACTATAGTGGTTCCTTTAAAGAGTTTAGCAATTACGTAAATACAGAATTTGCTGTTAATAATGATCAAAAGCTAGTACAAAATGATCAATTTCTTACCGTTAAGGGACATAAAGGGGTTTATATCGGTGGTGACTTAGATTATATTATTAATGGAGATAATTACCACAAAGTTGGTAACTTAAACTACGACATTTTTTCCCAATATAAATCATTACTTGATAGTATTGCTGACGCTAAACAATTGTTTGATATAAAGAGAGCAACAACAATACCTATAGAAGAGGGATTTTTTAAAAAGACTAGTGCTAATCAACAACGATCTGGTTCATTTGGTGATTGCCCTCTATGTACTGCTTCATATAAGCCTACCATT